GATCTATGAAATTTAAAAGGGAGTTTCACGTTTAATGGGTTTTGATCCAATCACATCAGCAGTCGTTCAATTAGTTGTTACTACAGCTATATCTTGGGTGTTAAAACCTGAACCACCAAAAAGAAATGTGCAACAACAAGAAACTGCACAAGGTATATTAGTTAATAAAGCTTCTAACAATACAGCTATTCCAGTTGTCTATGGAAAAAGACAAGTTGGTGTATCAAGAGTATTTGTAGAAAGTTCAGGAACAGATAATACATATCTTTATATGGCAGGAGTTCTTTGTGAAGGTGGTGGTAATGGAATTGAATCTATTGAAGAAATTTATGTTAATGACAAATTAGTAACTTGGTCAGGTGCTTTAACTGATGGTACTGTAAGAACAGTAAACAGTTCAGACACTAATTATTATAAAGGCGAAAGTTTAATATCAGTACAATCTTTTTACGGATTAGATAATCAATCTGTTTCTAGCTTATTAGATGAATCAACTAACTGGGGTTCTAATCATAAACTATCTGGTGTTGCTTATCTTGCTTTTAAATTCAAATGGAATCAAGATGCTTTTAATTCATTACCTGAAGTCAAAGTAGTTCTTAAAGGTAAAAAAATATATGACCCAAGATTAGATTCAACTAAAGGTGGTTCTGGTTCACATAGAGAAGATACAGCTTCTACTTGGACTTATTCTGCTAACTCAGCTTTATGTCTTTTAGATTATTTAAGAAACAGTAGATATGGAAAAGGTTTACCAAATTCTGCATTTGAAACTAATTATGATTCATTTAAAACTTCAGCAAATTTATGCGATACACAAGTAACACCTTATTCTGGTGGAAGTAATATTAACTTATTTGAAACAAATATAGTTTTAGATACTGAACAAAAACTTATAGATAATGTAAGAGAACTGTTAAACCCAATGAGAGCAATATTTACCTATACACAAGGTAAGTATTTTTTAATTATTGAAAATACTGGTTCATCTCAATTAAGTTTAAACAAAGATAATATTATTGGTGGTATTAAAATATTTGGTGAGAAAAAGAATAGCAAATATAACCGAGTAATAGGAACATTTGTTAATCCTGAAAAAGAATGGCAAGAAGATACAGTATCATTCCCACCTGCTGATGATTCTAGTTTACCTGTAGGAGATAGATATGCAACTTTATTAGCAGAAGATAATGGAACTAACTTAGAAGCTAATTTTAGCTTTCAAGGAATATCAAATCCATACCAAGCAGAAGAACTTTGCGAGATTATTTTAAGAAGATCAAGAAATGCTTTAGCTGTAGAAGTAATGGTAACTTCAGAAGCATTAAATTTAACTATTGGAGATTTAGTTGATCTAACTTACACAACAGGTGGATTTAGTTCTAAACTATTTAGAGTTTATGGATTAAGTATAAATACCGATTCTACAGTTTCTTTAAAACTTATAGAACATCAAGATAACTTCTATACTTGGTCTGAAAAGGCACAAGCACCTACAATAGCTGATACAACTTTACCAAATCCTAATTCTGTATCTGCACCAGCTTCAGTTACATTGGACGATCAATTAATTGAATACTCAGACGGAGTTGTTATTACTGCTTTAGATGTAACTATTGGTGCTTCTCCTGATTCTTTTGTGGACTATTATCAAGTTGAATATAAAAAATCTACAGAAACAGATTATTTAATTCATGGACAAGGAAAAGGTTTGTTTCAAAGAATATTAAACGTGATTGATGGAGATACTTACAATGTAAGAGTAAAAGCATTTAATACACTTGGTGTTTCTTCTACATATACTTCTGCATCAAGAACTATTATTGGTGGAACAGCTTTACCAAGTGATGTTGAAGATTTTGCTTGTAATATTGTTGGACAAGATGCTCATTTGTCTTGGAAGCAAATACCTGATTTAGATTTAGCTTATTATGCTATTAGATATTCAACATTAACAACTGGTGCTACTTGGATTAACTCAGTTTCTTTAGTTGAAAAAGTTGCAAGACCAGCAACTACTGTAACAGTTCCAGCAAGAGTTGGTTCTTATTTAATTAAAGCAATAGATAAAGCTGGTAATTTATCTGTTAATGAAGCAGTTATATCAACAAGTTTATTATCTGTTGGTAATTTTAATGCAGTAACAACACAAACTGAATCTCCAACATTTACAGGAACAAAAACTAATTTAACATTATCTAGTGGTGCATTAAGACTTACATCATTAGCTAGTGAAGGTATTTATTTATTTTCAGCACCAATAAATTTAGGTGCAACATATACTTCAAGAATAACTGCTACAATTACTCAATATGCAGAAGATCCAACAGAATTATTTGACAGTGGTAGAGGATTTACTCTTTTTGAAGATGCAACTGGTTCATTTGACGGAAACGCATCAGCATATACTAATTCTCATTTAGAAATTGCAACATCTGACGACAATGTAACTTATACTTCATTTAGAAACTTTGTTGTTGGCGATTACACAGCTAGATATTATAAATTTAGAATGAGATTAAACTCATTAGATGGTGTTTCAACTCCAGTTGTTACTGCTTTATCAGTAACAGTTGATATGCCAGATAGAATATTTAGTGGTAATGATATTGTTTCAGGAACAGGAACAAAGTCAGTTACCTTTACTTTACCTTTTTATTCTGCTAATTATGCAGTTGGTATTACAGCACAAGGAATGGCAACAGGAGACTATTTCTTATTAACAAACAAAACAGTTAATGGATTTGATGTTGCTTTCAAAAATAGTTCTGGTACTGGAATTAGTAAAACATTTGATTATATGGCTAAAGGATATTAGATAGATGGCACAACACGATTACAATATAGCAAATCAAACATTTCCTTCATTTAGAAGCGATCTTAATAACGCATTATCAGCAATTCAGACAACAAACTCAGGAACATCACGACCAACTGGTGCTGTCGCTGGACAAATGTGGTTAGACACAACAAATTCAACTTCTCCTACTTTAAAATTCTTTGATGGTACTGATGATATTTCTTTTGCAACAATTAATTACACAACTAATACAGTTGATTGGTTAGATTCTTCAATTACAATAACTGGACTTTCAACTACTGCGACTGGGACAGTTTTAACTTTATCTGATACAGCACATACAACAACTGTTAATCTTATATTAAATAATCAAACTGAAATTCGTTTTAATGAATTAACTGCTAATGGAACAAATTACATTGGATTAAAAGCACCTGCTTCTTTATCTGCTGACTTAACTTATACTTTACCAACTGCACCAACTTCAAATAATAGAGCATTAATTTCTTCTACTGCTGGTGTTATGTCTTTTACTGCATATTCTTTTCCTTCTTCTGATGGAACAAATGGACAAGCATTAATAACAAATGGTTCTGGTGCATTAAGTTTTGCTAATGCAGGAATATCTTGGCAATCAGTTCAAACATCTGGTTTTACTGCTGTTGCTGGTAGAGGTTATCCTTGTAACACAACATCAGCTTCATTTACAGTAACATTACCATCTTCTGCTACTGCTGGAGATACAATTATATTAGTAGATTATGCAGGAACTTTTGGAACAAATAAAATTACATTAAATGCAAATGGATTAAAAATTGAAGGTGGAACTGTAAATAAAATAGTAACAACAAATAGAGAAGCTTTAACATTGACTTATGTAGATTCAACACAAGGTTGGGTATCTACTTCTGCTTCAAATTACGGAACTCAATCAATAGACCCTATACCACCTTATTCTATAGATTTTTTAGTAATAGCTGGTGGTGGTTCAGGTGGTGGTGGAATTTATGGTTCAAATACAGAAGGAGGAGGTGGTGCAGGTGCTGGTGGATATAGAACATCAACACAATCAGTAAATGTTGGAACTGTAATTACAGTAACAGTAGGAGATGGAGGTTCTGCTGTTGGTGTTAGTACAAATGGTAATGCTGGTTCAGATTCTTCAATATCAGGTTCAGGATTAACAACTATAACTTCTTCTGGTGGTGGTAGAGGTGCTACAGGAAATACTAATGGTGGTAATGGAGGTTCTGGTGGAGGTGCTGGTGCTATGTCATCAGGAACTGGAACTGGCGGTTCTGGTAACACTCCTAGCACATCTCCTAGTCAAGGTAATAATGGTGGTACAAGTGGAGATGGTGCAAAAAGTGGTGGAGGTGGAGGTGCTGGTGCTACTGGTGGAAATGGCTCAACATACATAACTGGAGGAAATGGTGGAAATGGAACAGCATCATCAATAACAGGTTCTTCTGTTACAAGAGCAGGTGGTGGAGGAGGTGGTTCTTATAACAATGGAAGTGGAGGTTCTGGTGGTGGTGGCGGAGGAGGAAACGTAAATTCAAATGGAACTTCTGGTACTGCTAATACAGGAAGTGGTGGTGGTGGTCTTGGTGCTACAGGAAGTTCACAAACAACAGTAAGTGGTGCTGGTGGAAAAGGAGTTGTTATTTTAAGTGTACCAACTGCAAACTATTCTAGTACATCAACTGGTTCTCCAACAGTAACAACAAGTGGAAGTAATACAATTTTACAATTTAATGGTTCAGGGAGTTACACAGCATAATGGCTAGTTTTGCAAAAATAGGATTAAATGGAAAAGTAATAGAAGTTCTTTCTGTTAATAATGAAGTATTAAAAGATTCAAATGGAATTGAACAAGAATCTATTGGTATAGATTTTTTAACTAAATTAACTGGTTGGGCTATTTGGAAACAAACATCTTATAATACACATGGTGGAGTTCATTTATCTGGTGGAACACCTTTAAGAAAAAATCATGCAAGTATAGGTATGACTTATGATGAAGAAAGAGATGCTTTTATTCCTAAAAAACCTTTTAACTCTTGGATATTAAACGAAGATACTTGTCTTTGGGAATCTCCAATACCTTATCCAATAACAAATAATCAAAATAGAGTTAATACATTAGGAGATAGTATAAATGATTTATATATTTGGAATGAATCAACATTGACTTGGGATATAGCAGAAGTATAGTAATTTTAAAACTCAAAGGAGGGATAATGTCAGAATTAAATACAAAATATAAATTTGAAAATTCATCTTGGAATTTTGAGTTAGATAAAATTCATCTTTACGCATTTTGGAATAATGCTTTTTCTAAAGAAGAATGTAAAACAATTATTAATATAGCAAAAGACAAAGGATTAATTAAAGGTAAAACAACAGGTGAATCTGATGTAAGGGATTCTAAAATATCTTGGTTATATCCTATTGATAATATGGATTGGGTATTTCGTAGAGTAACAGATATTGTATTAAATCTTAATGAAAGATTTTTTAACTTTGATTTGTTTGGATTAAATGAAGGATTCCAATTTACCAACTATGAAGCACCATCTGGTAAATATGGAAAGCACATTGATAGAGCAATAAATATACCAGTTAGAAAATTATCTATATCAATTCAACTTACAAACCCTGAAGAATATGATGGTGGAGAACTTTATCTTTATAATGATGATAAAGGAACTTTAATGGATAAAACACAAGGAACATTAATTATTTTTCCATCTTATGTATTACATGAGGTTACACCAGTAACTAAAGGTGAAAGAAATTCTTTAGTAACATGGGTAACTGGTAATCAATTTAAATGATTATTAGAAAGTTATCAGTAGAAGAAACTATTAAACAATTTACAACTGAGCATGGTTTTGCTTGGGGAGACAATACAGTTATAAAGGCATTAGTACCAAATGCAAGTTATGACATGACTTCTTTTGGAGGAACATTTATTATAGATAGATGGGATAGTATATATCCTCAACCTACATCACAAGAAATTAGAGACGAATATATTAGACAGCAAACTATTGCAGAATGTATAGAATACTTTAATAAGATTAAATGATTATATTTATATTAGGGATAATAATTGGTTTATATCTTGAATGGAAGTTTGAGATTGCCAAATATATTATTGAATCTGTAAAAGAACATTTAAACATTAAATAGTCTTGTAATTTTATTGCAACGCACCATATACCTTGCATGGTATATACAATAGAAGAAAATAACTTTTACTCAAAG